CCTTCAATAGCCATTTCTTTTGTTGTGGTTAATATGTGATATCCAGCAAAGGAATTAAAGTCAATAAATGATTCATTAATTCTCATATCTCTATTACCATCAATAAAAATAACATGTGATATTTCTTCAGACCATTTATCGTGTTCAAGTTTAAGCCTTTTATTTGACCAGGAACAATTAACTTGTTTATTAAGGGTTTTACCCATCTTAAGAGTGTCGTGAAATATACTTCTCTGATTACCATCTTTGAACCATTCTTCTCTTAAGTTAGTAATACCCTTAATGTAATCTAAATAATGTATTAAGTTTATTGCTGTATGGTATCCACTACTTTTCGTTTGTTTGTGAATTAATTTAGCTACTGGGTATGGGACTTTATATTGGTGAGTTAAGGCTTTCCTTAATGAATATATTTTTTTACTAACGATAGTATTAAAACTAACATTATGTAGGACCTGATGTTCAACCATGAAATTAATCCAACTAAACTTTTTAGTAAGGTAGTTTAACATGACTTCACGTTGGTGTAATGGAATCTGACCAATACCTGATAGAGTTAGGTGGGTTACATATTTTCTATGGAAGTTATTTATAAACCAGAACTTACCACCTTTATATGATATAGTAGCCACTCTTTTTTCGTGTGAATACCATTTATTAGTTTTACTAATACCATAAGTTCTGGTAAAAAAAACTAATGAGAACTCACCATTATTTTCTTTAAATAATCCAACTCTATTACTTTCATGATAACTTGTATTGTTCATATATAAAATTCTAGCTTTATAACTATCCCTTTCGTATAATTCTCTTAATGCGTCAACCTTAGCATGTTTAAAGTGATATAGACATGTATAATCACAAGTGTTTTTACTCTTCTTTTTACCCTTTTCCATAAACCTATTTATTATTGTTTATGCAAATATATAAATAAAAATCCATAAAACCAAAAGATTATCAATAAATTTTAATAAATAGATTTAATTTCAATAAGACCTTCGTTATAATCCTTTTCTTTTTCTTTTAAAAATCGTCTGACTACGGTTCTGATATGACCGTGGGTATATGGTGGCGTTAAAATACCTTCAGCTAACTTAAGGATGTTATTGACTGCGGTTTCTTTACTTCGCTTCTTACCCATAATATATTGATACAGCGATGGGTGGTTGTCTGGTACTGAAACCTTAATAAAATTATATATTATTTCTGTGTCACTCATTTATTTTTAATTCTATTATCTTATATTTATATATAATAAGTAAAAGTAAAATAAAAGTAAATGGAAAAAAATGTTATGGAAATTACTGATAGTACAGTTGATACTATAGTGAATCAAAAAGGAATTACAATAATAGACTTTTGGGCAGAATGGTGTGGACCTTGCAGAGTATACGGTCCAATATTGGAAGAATTTGCTACCGAAAGAGATTTATTAACTAAAAGTGATGGGGCAACTCCAGTTAGGGTTACTAAAATGAATATTGATGAAAATACTGTAACAGCTATGAAACATGGGATTAGAAGTATACCGACAACTATACTATTTAAAGATGGTCAGATAATAACTAAGGTACCTGGTGTCATACCAAAATCAAAGTTGACGGAGTTTGTAACGAATTTAGGTTAATTCTCAGATATTTATTAATATGAAAAAAAGGTTAATTATATCTGAAGGTCAATTAACGAGACTTAAATCGTTATTGAATGAATCTGAATATCATGAAGTAATGGTTAAGGAGATTTCGTCTAATTTAGATAGTAACTATGATAGAGCTGAAGAGACCTATCGAGATGGTAATGAATATAAGAAAAGGGTAGTTTTTCAAGTTAAGGATGTTGGTGAGGTGGTAACACCACACGACTTATTGGAATATCTTAAATTAAATTATGAAGTTAGTGATGAATTCTTAAAGCAAGTGATTAATGATTGGTGTGACAGGAAAATTGTAGATGGTATGTTATCTAAAAATATTAGTGTTAAATAATGTTGTGGAGCTCAAGGACAAAATAAAAGGTAAACTTAGGGAAGTTTATGGAGGTTTCCAAACATACTTAGAATATGAGTATGAAAATCGGATTACCGAGAATTTATGTACTGGCACAAAGAAGAATAAAAAAGAGTGGTTAACTTATAACCAAGTAATTCTAGAATTGAAACATAACCTTAAGGATATGCTTAAGGTAAAGGAGTTACAATACCGCTTAACTGAAGAGAAAGAACCTAGGGAGGTCTGTATTAATTTCATTGAAGGTTTAAGTGATTGGACTCCAGAATTAGATAGGTTATATTACAAAATAAGGAATTTTTAATATTATTTTTAGATAAAATTACCTATACATTCAATATAGCCACATCTCAAAAAAAAGTTATATAATCGTTGGTATATTGACCAATTTTAAGATATTTATCATTATATAACAATTACTAAAATTAGACTAATGAGAAACTTTGATTTTACTATTAAAGGGAGTTCTGGTCATTACACAGACTTGGACAAAGAGTATAATAAATACCTAAAAGAAACCCTAAGAAACCTTGATGAAGAAATGATATATAGATGGGAAAGCTATAATTTAATCATGGAAGAATTACTTACCTTAGATAAGGTTAAATTATTTGAGGAAATAAAATATAGATTGACAGATAATGAGTGTGTAAATAAGGTTATGTTAGATGTGATAACTAGAGATAGTAATACATCTGGATTATTGTGGTTCATTAAAAAAAGAATAGAAGATTATATAGAGGAAGACTTTTATAACCAATTTTATTGATTATTAGTTAAAAGTTAAGTATATTTACGTAAAATTAATTTAATGGGTAAAGTTGATGTGGCAGATAGGCTTGAGTTCTTAGCTGAGAAATTTGATGTTTTTGAATCTGATGAAAAGGGTGTAAAAATAAAAACTGATGAACTAACTGAATCTGGCGTTACTATTGTGATTCCAATCATGGGTAACAATGATAACGTTATCGCACTTATCTCTAACACAGAAACTAGTGGAATTAATGAAGAGTATGGCGAATATGTAAGGGTTAAGTCAAAGATTAGTATCTCATATGTTATATTTAAAGCAATGGTGGATTCTGATTTAACAACTAATAAACAATACACCCAATGGATGCTTACTACATTCTATAGACTCTTAAAAGAAAAGAAATTTGATGCCTCACTAAGGTTTGCTGAAGAAGATTTACCATTAGCTAAAGAATATCTAGAACTATTCGAAACTAATAAGAGGAAGAAGAAGTTTAAAGAACTTTGTGTTAGTAGTTTTACTCTTAGAAATGTTAAAGACCCAACTAACATAAATCAATATAAGTCTCTTTCTCAATTATATGATGCGGTTGACCCATTCATTGATAGGGACCCTTCAGAAATGGAGAAGCTTATGCAGAGATATGTTGATGCTGGTCAAGCTGAAATCCCAGTTAGGGATAGGAGGTTTACGTTGTATATGCCTAAGTCTAGAGACGCTAACGTAATCTTTAGTAAGTTTGCTAATTGGTGTACGTGTAACCCAGGTAATGGTATGTTTGATAACTACACAAAGAATAATAAAAAACCTAACGGTAAATTATCTGATATTTATATTATAATTGATAATAGGTTTTTTGAAGGTGAGCTGGAGGATAATTATTTATATCAAATACATTTTGAGACCTCACAACTAAAGAATAGAAAACAAAACGGAAAGGGTAGTGGTACTTTTTTCGGTGATGTTATATTAAAAAGTGAAGGCATTGCAAATTTCTTTAATGAAGAGTTAACAACAATGGCTAAGGCTAGTAAAGACATAACGAATAATTTATACATTGACTATTTAATTAAGTTTGGGTGGACTGAAGCTTTATTTGATATAATTGAAGTCTACACACCTATAATTAGGTTTAGTAATAGAGATGTACCCAAGTTACCAGACATCTCAAGATTTAATCAACTTAATACACTTATAATTAATGGGGCTAAATTAACTGAGCTTCATCCATCTATTGGTTCATTGGGTACGTTACAGGAATTATTATTACCAGATAATAAATTAACTTCATTACCAAAAGAGATTGGTAAACTTAAAAACCTAATAATGCTTAATATTAAAGGGAATAAAATAAAAGACATTCCAGATGAGATTAAATATCTTGATAAAACAAATGGTGGGTGCCTACATAGAATGGTTGCTAATCGTAAAGAAATAGGAGAGGATAATTATCGTAAATTAAAAAGATTATTACCATCAGTAAAGATGTAATATGAAAAAAAAAGTAAAAATGAAGTGGAACAGAATGACGAAAGGACCAATAGGGATGCCGTTATTCGATTATTTAAGAAAAATATTTAAAGAAGAAACTGAAAAGGGTTACGAATTTAAAGTATGTGTTGGGACCGATTCACAAAGAAGTGGTATGGGTTATAAATTTGCTACCGTAATAGTAATATCTACACACCAAGACCTTGGTGGGGGGACTACTGTTGGTAGGGGTGGTATTGTAATTGGCTCTAATTATTTTAACACTAATCACACAAATAATAAAGAGGGGGTTAAAGAAAGAATGCTTTATGAAGTAGCTAAATCTATTGAGGTTGCATATGAAATATCACCACTCTTAGATGAATATAATGTTCCATTAGAAGTTCACGCTGATATAAATCCAGATATTAAGTGGGAGTCCAATAAGGCTCTTTCTGACGCTGTTGGTTACATTCTTGGTATGGGTTATGATTTCAAAGTAAAACCGAACTCATTCGCTAGTTCATCAACTGCGGATAGGATGAGTAGAATGTAATAAAATAACAAATAACCTTATAGGTATTTAACTTTTAAGGTATATAAATATATTTATTAGTATGTATAAATTAGTAACTAAAGATGGTGAGGCAATAAGTAAAATAGAAGCAAGCTCAATGGAAGACGCTATTAGAGCATTTTCAATTATTAAAAATTTACGTAGGGAGGCTCTATTAATAATTTATAGTATTGTTTTTATTGATTAAATTTTAATTTATTTTGACTTTTTATGGTATTTATAGATATTTATTAAAAGAGTGAATAAAAATATTTAAAAAATTCTAGAATTATGTCAAATACTAAGACTAAAAAGACTGTTAAGATTACCGAAAACGAATTAGTTGATTTAATCGATAATATCGTTAATGAAGCTGTAACTGAAAAGAAAAAATCGTGGATTGCTGAACAAGCAAAGAAGAAAGCGACTGTTCTTGAAAGTAAAGTTGCTGATTTAGAGAAGAAGATTAAAATGCTTTCTGAATCTAAGAAGTAATTATATATTAAAAATATTAAGCTGAAGGATTAGAATGTAGTTCTCAGCTTTTTTTTTCCAAAAAATTTGGTTTACTGGATTTTTATGTGTATATTTGTACCATGAAAAATAAACTATTAAACCTAATTGGACTATTATTCGCTGTAAGTTTTTTATCATCAGTTAAGGTCCCACCCCAAAAAACTCGTATTAAAGTAAAATTAAGTCAACCAGTTGAGGTTAATTCAATTTGTGTTGAAGAAAACTATCTACCAGATAATTTCCTTATTATTTATAACTCCTTTAAAAAGTATAACCCGTATGTGGACAGTGTTACTGCGTTAAGATTCGCTGACGTTGTTAATTGTTTTGGACTTAACGATAAAGAAACGGTTAGGTGGTCCATAGGTCAAATTCTATTAGAGTCTGGTGCTAAACAGTATTACCAACCAACACACCCAAAAGAGGGTAGGTTAGTTGTTAGTAGTGCTGGCGCAATTGGGTTTACTCAAATACTTCCATCAACTGCTTATGGTTATATGATAAAGAAAGTTAGTAAGGAAGATAAAGAGTGTTTTAGAGAATTGGGTGTTACTGATTTTTCTTTTGCTTATAGTAAAATATATAGTAAAACAAAAAAGATTAACATGACTAAGGTTTGGTTAATGGATGAGAATAACAATATGGCTATGTGGGGTAAGATTATGAGTTCAAAATTAAAGACAAAACCAATAATTGATGCGTTGATTACCTATAATGCTGGGTCTGGTGGTTTAAATAAGTACGTAAACTCTGGTGGTTTAAAAATAAAACATAAATATATAAGGGGTATTAAAGATAGATTAAGTAAGGTTGGTCTTTAACTTCTATTAATCATGTAATACGTATCATTAAGTATTACTGCTCCAATCCTTTCCCAAAAGTCTTTACTTTCTTGAGTTGGCATAAGGATGAATCTATTTATATCTGGAAATTGAACCCATAATGCTTTGATTGTTTCAGCACCTAATTTAACACCTCTAAATTGCTCTTCAATTTTTATTAGAACAATCTCTAAATCATCATCATTAAGTTTTTTGTTGAATTTCCCAACTTCTATCTGACCAACAACATTTTCCTTGTGCATAATATTAAATGCTGTGGTCACTGGAGTTTCATCCATTAACGATAGGGTTATATTTTCTTTAATTCTTCTTTTAATAAAATCTCTTATTGATTCATTAAGTTTTTTTGTTTTATCTTTCCAGTACTTATCACCTTCTTTCTCCATCTTCTTAAGTCTAGTATAATAATCTGGAATTTCAACTAGGTGGTCCATAGCTATCTCTCTAGATAACGTTCTATTGGTTACATGTTCCATTTCAACGTCTTCACCCATCTTAAGTTCTTTGTTAATCTTAGCAACTGTAATACCAAACTTATTAGCTATGTCTTTCTTACTTTTGTTATCAGCAAGACCACCATTTAATTTATCCTGTTCATTCATAACCGATTTCTTTTTAAATATTGGTGTTAATATTTTAGTTAACCCTATAAGTGTTAATCCACCTGGTACCATAAATAATGCACCATAACCTAACGCTGTAAATATATTTTTTAAATTATTATTAATGAAGTCTTTTTCATCATCACTTAAATCGACATTATTAACAATACTACCATGAAGTAATTTATAAGCTTCTTTAGTTTGAGAACTACCATTCTTTATATTTTGAATAAACTTTTGTCTATCAAATACTTTATCTTTAAGGATGTCATTAATTTTACCTTCCTTAATCACATCAGATTCTGGATACCTTATCATCGCTTCACGGAACTCAAAATTCTTGTTTTTACCCTTGTTGGGTTTAAAGTTGAATCTATGGTAGAACCTGTTAAGTCTATTTTTATTACCACCATAATCAGCCGATGGTGTTAATGCTATAATTTTATTATTCTTATCAGCGTAGTTAATTAAGTCAGTCATAATTTTAGTACCATAACCTTCTTCTTTTGAGTCATCATTGACAACAATCTTGGATAGTATAAGACTGGATTCCTTTTCATAAATATCTATTCCATTTATGTGTTCACCGTACTTTGATAATAATATATCTTCTATCATGATTTACTTTATATAAGATAAATATATAAAAAAAGCGGAAAATTTCCGCTTAATTTATATATTATTTCCATTTAGGTTAACTTAACACGATTTTAGATTCCTTCTTGTCGTAACCAATTTTAATTGTGTCACCTTCAACAAAATTACCATTTAAAATCTCATCAGCTACTGGGTCTTCGATATGTCTTTGAATTGACCTATTAAGTGGTCTTGCTCCAAATTCTGGGTCATAACCTTGGTCAGCAACATATTCAATAGCAGCCTTATTAATTTTTAGGGTAATTCCTAATTCATCAATAACTCTACTTTTAAGCTTATCTAACTCATTATGGATGATAACATGTATGTCATCTCTTTTAAGTCCATTAAAGATGATTGTATCATCAATACGATTAAGAAATTCTGGTTTAAACTTCTTCTTAAGGGCTTTTTCTATAATCGAACGAGATTTTTCTTCTTCATTAACAATTGCAGCACCCGTATTGAATCCCATATCTTTACCGAAACTACTTAATTCTTTAACACCAACATTAGATGTAAGAATAATAAGGGTATTCTTAAAGTTTACCTTTCTACCTAACCCATCAGTTAATTGACCTTCATCAAGTAATTGAAGTAATAGGTTAAATACATCGTCATGTGCTTTTTCAATTTCATCAAAAAGAATAACTGAATAAGGTTTTCTTCTTATCTTTTCTGTTAATTGTCCACCTTCTTCATAACCAACATATCCTGGTGGTGGGCCAATAAGTCTTGATACGGAATGTTTCTCCATGTATTCTGACATATCTATTCTAACAAGTGATTCGGCATCACCAAACATACTTTCTGCAAGTAATTTAGTTAAATAAGTTTTACCAACACCAGTAGGTCCTAAGAAAATAAATGAACCAATTGGTTTACCCTTATCTTTAATTCCGAGTCTATTACGTTTAATAGCTTTAACTACTTTTACAACAGCTTCATCTTGACCAATCACTTTACCCGTAAGTTCCTTATCCATATTCATAAGTCTCTTAGTTTCTTGTGAGGAAATTTTATTAAGAGGAATACCAGACATCATTGAAACAACTTCAGCAACCAACTCAACATCAACTATTGTCCTCTTTTTATCAAGAGATTCAAGCCAATCTGATTTTTCAGTGTCTAATTTTTCGACTATTTTTCTTTCTTCATCTCTAAGTTTTGCCGCTTCTTCGTATTTTTGTTTCTGAACAACAATCTTCTTATCTTCATTGATTTTTATTAAAGCATGTTCTAATTTTTTAATACTTTCTGGAGCTTCATGATTTACGTTGGTTGTTGCACCAGCCTCATCAAGAACATCAATTGCTTTATCTGGCATTGACCTATCCATAATATATCTATCAGATAACTTTACACATTCTTCTATAGCTTCTTCAGTATAGATTACTTTGTGGTGGTCTTCATACTTTTCCTTGATATTCATAAGGATTGTTTTAGTTTCTGAAATACTTGGTTCCTCTATCAATACTTGTTGGAATCTTCTTGTGAGGGCACCATCAGATTCAATTTTTTCTCTAAATTCATCAAGGGTTGTAGCACCAATTACTTGTATTTCACCTCTAGCTAATGCTGGTTTAAATATATTAGCAGCATCCATTGACCCAGATGCATTACCAGCACCTACAATCGTATGTAACTCATCAATAAAAAGTATTACATTTGGGTTATTTCTAAGTTCATCTAATATAGCTTTCATTCTTTCTTCAAATTGTCCTCGGTATTTTGTACCAGCAACTATCGAAGATAAATCTAATGAGTAAATTCGTTTATCAAGAATAATTCTAGGTGCTTTACCTTCTTTAATTAACATAGCAAGACCTTCAACTATTGCAGTTTTACCAACACCTGGCTCACCGATAAGAACTGGGTTATTCTTTTTTCTTCTAGCAATAATTTGAGACACTCTTTTAATTTCTGTGGCTCTACCAACAACTGGGTCAAGTATTCCATCTTCAGCTGATTTAGATATATCTCTACAGAAGTTATCTAATACTGGTGTTTTAGAACTAACCTTTTTGTTACTTTTCTTTTCAAATTTACCATTTCCACCTCTTCCACCCATGGTGAATTCATCTTCATCATCTAACTCACTTCTAACCTCTTCAATCCTAGCTCTCGTCCTTTCAATATCTATTGACTCTTCTTCTAGTGAATAATTATCCTCATTCTTGTTGTTTTTCATAATCTGCTCTTTAAAATTATCATAGTTTATTCCTTCATTATTTAATAATTTAACCAAATCTAACTTAACATAAGTTAACGTTGATAACATTATATGTGTTGTATCAATAAAATGGTCATTTAGCTTTTCAGCTTCTGAATCAATTTTCTTTAGTGTTTTTTTAACCTCACTACTAAAGGGTAATTTTAATCTTTTTTTATTTTCAGAACCTATATTTAATTGACGATACCTAATATATTCAGTAATTTTGTCGTATAAATCATTAACATCTACTTTCATTCCTTTAAGTATTCTATGACACCTATTAGTATTGTCATTAATAATTGATAATAATATATGTTCTTGTCTAACATAGTTATCTCCATAATGTTTAGCCTCTTCTTGAGACTTATTCATTATGTATTTTACCTTTGGTACTATTTCTCTATTTTTATCCATTATATAACGTTTATTTCAACAAACATACACCTTTATTATTTAAAAATCAACCCTTGATTTATTAATAAATATGTTGTATATTTGCATTTATTATATAATAAATAAAAATGTGGATATAAAGAGAGATACAAAATTCAATAGAATTGACTTAATTGTTAAGGATGGTGATAGTCGTAAAAAAATTGAGCATCATGATTGTATTATGATGTTTACTGGTAATTATATTATTATAGTTGAAGATGGGGATAATGTTGTGGAAACCACAACAAGTAGTACTGGAACAATATATAACCTTACTGAAATAGAAAAATATAAAACACACGCACTTTAATAATAACAGATAAAATATAAATTATGATTTTAGAAAGAGTAGAAAAAGATAAATTAGTAAAAGCAATTTATGAATCATCAAATATTGTTGCATCAACATATAACAAAAATAATAAAGATTTAAATATCATATTCAAACATGGTGGTAGTTATACTTATCAAAATGTGTCGGAAACTGATTACATGAGATTTGAGACCGCTGATAGTCAAGGTAAGATTCTTAATTCAAACCTTAAGTCTTATGCGTTTCTAAAACATGATAACGTTGATGTTGATGTTGTCATTAAAAAGATTAAGGCTATTAAGGGCAGTGAAACTTCAGCTATGGAACTAGGTATCTCTAAACTTATGGAGGAAATGGTGGAACATTTTAGAGATACATCTAAATTAGATACCACTAGGGTTGGTAGATTGACTAGTATGCTTTCAGTTTATAACCAAATGGTAACAGTATAATGAATTTACTTTATAATGTTGACCGACAATACCAAGAATTATTACTTAAGATAATTGATAAGGGTAAAGAGAAAGGAGATAGAACTGGAACTGGTACTATTTCCACTTTTTCACATACACTTGAGATTGATATGGCTCAAGGGTTTCCACTTCTAACAACAAAGAAGATGTATGTTCGTGGGATTATTCATGAATTACTTTGGTTCCTTAATGGTGATACCAATATTCAATACCTTGTACGTAACGGAGTCAACATATGGACTCCAGACGCTTATAGAGAATATAAGAAACAGATGGAATATTTAGGTGATGAAGTATTATCAATGGATGAATTCAAAGAGATGATTATTAATAATGATAAGTTTGCTGAAATGTATGGTGAGTTAGGTCCTGTTTATGGAAAACAATGGGTTAATTGGGGTGGTTATGAGATAATTTCTGGTAAAGAGGTTGAGGGTTTAAATAAGGGTATTAATCAAATCCAAAACGCTATTGACACATTAAACAACAACCCCGATTCAAGAAGGATTATTGTTAGTGCTTGGAATGTTGGTGAGATTGATGAGATGGCGTTACCACCTTGTCACTGGGCTTTTGAATTGTATACAGAGGAATTGACACTCAGAGAACGAATTGATATCGCAATAGAGTTAGAATTAACAACAAAAACAGCCCATCTTTCGGAAGAAGATTATTCTAAATGGTGTGATAAGAAAGATATTCCAAAAAGAAGACTTTCACTTAAATGGCATCAACGAAGTGTAGATTCTGGACTTGGTTTACCTTTTAATATATCATCATATGGATTCCTACTCCATATGATTGCACAGCAAGTTAATATGGTCCCACATATGTTGGTTGGTGACCTCACAAACGTCCACATATATAATAATCATATTGACACTTTAAAATCCCAATTAACTCTAACGCCATATGAATTACCAACATTAGAGTTAAATAAAGCTGAAGATATTTTTTCTTACACTTTTGACGACTTTGTTATTAAAAATTACAAATCACACCCGATTTTGAAGATGAATATATCCGTTTAATGATAATTTAATAGGGGTACCCTTCAACTTTTGATTGTTTCTTAATATTTATTATATCAAATGATAATAACAGTGGATACATCGAAAATGAATTTTAATGGTTGCACTCAATCTGTAAGGAAAGAGATTGAGGCTATGCGTGACACACACCTAGAAAATAGTAACGAAAATAAAAGATTAGACTCACAAAAAAGGGTATGTACTTTATCTAAATATTTATTTTTTTTTAGTAAAGTCTCTTTAAAAAATAATAAAGCTTCTAAATGATGCTTTTTTTTGTTTATCAACATATTTATTATTAAATAATAGAATTTTAATAAAAAAATAATATGTCAGTAAATAGAACACAAAACTCAATTATACACGCATGGAATAATGCAGACTATAGTTCACACACATATAACCTAGTTTATGCGAGTGTTGATTCAAACGCAGTTATTAATGGGGTAAGTGTATTCTTAGTTGCAACAACGCAATTACCTATTAAGGTAAGGAGTCTTACTGCTGATACTAACAATGTATATGTGTTAGGTGAAAATAAAGATGTGTCGGATGGTAGCCCAACATTAAGTAATTATCCAAATCCATAATAACTTTTACAAGAAAACATAATATTTATATATAAATCACAAAAGAGATGAAAAAAGGTAATATAGTAAAACCAGTAGGTTTAAAAGGTAATGAAGTAATTAACAGAATGAAAGAATTAATGGGTACGACATCTATTAATGAAAACGAAAGTGGTTCTGTTGTTGAATTAACTAAAGAAGGACCAGATGGTAAAATATATGGTGTAATTAGAGAAAACCACGAATACTACATAAAGACTGCTGAGAATAAAGAAAACTTAGTAACAGAAGATTTTAATTATGTTGGTGGCTTACAAAATAAGAAAGATAAATCTTATCCTTCTTACGCAAAAGCAATTAAGATGCTTAACCTTAAGTTCATGAGTCTTAACGAAGCGGCTGGTAAATCTGGTCAAGTAAATGTATTCCTAGATGATAACTTAATTACAGAACATCACGGAATGAATGCTAACGCTACATTATCTGCGGATAAGGCTTTTGGTGATGCTGATGAATATGTTGTTGATAAGAAAGGTGATAAACTAGATTATGATGCTGACGAAGATAAAGAAAATTCTGGTTCTAACGTAGCTAAAGGTAAGGCTGAATCTGACAACAAAGATGTTAAGTTAACTGAAACTGAAAGTGCTATTGATGAAATGATTACTGGTAAAGTAGAGGAAGCTCCTAAGAAAAAAGGATATTCTATCGCTAAAGCAATGATGGAGATGGATTCAGTAATTGATGAACTTAGTGGTGAAAATAGTAAGATTGAATCTATTCTTGAGTCACTTGGTGAAGATGAGAGAGCTATTATGATGGAAGCTTTAAAAAAAAAAGTTTAACCGAAGCACCTAGGGACACTACTGGTTTGTTTTCTGACGAACAACCCAACAATGGTGGATACAATAAAATGGATATTGATGAAGTCAATATCGATGAAGATATCACCGAAAATCTAGAAGAAGATACTAAATACAAAATCAAGCTGGACGCTCCAAAGAGTGAACCAGCTTTTGATGATTCTGGTAGTGGGGGATTAGATGCCTTTGCAGATGCTCCAACTGATGATGCTGGTGGATTTGGGGATGAAGCTGAGTCTGAAGGTGATAAGCCATTCGATGAAGAACCATTCGATGCTGGCGTTGAGGCTAGTGAAGAAGAAGACCCAGAAAAATACATTCAACAATTAGCTGGTAAGATAGGCACCTCAATGAGGAAATATAACGATGAAAGAGGTGAGCCAGATTTTGATTTAGAGAAATACGCAATTAACTCTGTTATATCTGCTAGTCACACATCTGAAATGGATGAAGAAGACCAAGATGATATTATTAGAAAGGTTAAGACTTCTGGAGCTGCTGACGATACTAGTGATGCTGAGAAAGAAGTGTCTGCTGAACCAGAGGTTGAGCCAGAAGTAGATTCTGAACCAACAAGCGATACTGAAGAGGTGTTTAGTGATGAATTAAGTGAGGAAGATACTATGACAATAAACCTTACAAATATGAGGGACGATGCTGAGGCTATACTGGCAATGGATAAGGTAAGTCGTGAAAAGAAATTAAAAGGTCATAAGTGGGCAGATGACCATATTTCAACATCAGCTGATGATGCTGAAGAAGTTGCTGATTTTTTAACAACTGAGAGTAATCCATGTTGGGATGGTTATGCTAGGGTGCCTGGAACTATAGAGGGTGAAAAGGGTTCTTGTAAGAAAAAAACTAGTGAGTCGCTTATGGAAGCGGAACATCAAGGAAATAAAGTTACATTAAATAAACCTTCACCATGTAAAAAAGATGATAAGGGTTGTAGTAAGAAGTTTAAGGTTTATGTTAAGAATGATAAAGGTAATGTAGTTAAGGTTCAATTCGGAGACAAGGATATGGAAATTAGAAGGGATAATGCTGAAGCTAAAAAATCATTTAGAGCAAGACATAAGTGTTCTGAAAAGAAGGATAAAACAACTGCTGGATATTGGTCTTGTAAAATGTGGTCTAATAAAAAGGTTTCTGACATTGTTGGTGAAGATTTGCAAGAGTCAAAAAAAAATGATATATTTGTTGAAAACAAGGATATGAAAATAATTATTAAAGGTAAATTAGATGAAATGGTTGAACCAGCTATCAAACCTCCAGTTGTTAAACCAGGTGAAAAACCTTCACGTAGAACAAAGAGGATTTGGGAACCAAAACCAATTGTTAAACCAAGACCTAAAATGGGAGAATAATAATGAAGTTAGTTTATATAAATGAAGTTGGTGAAGATTGGACTGGTAATAATATTTATGAGTTCTTATTCGCTGATGAGATTGAGAATATTGATGGTGACGATTGGGACGCTTTACCAGCATCTGGTAGACCAGCACCACCTAGTAGCGATTTTATCGTGAAGGTTGGCAAACTTACTTCTGAATTAAAATTTGACTTGGTTCAGAAAAGCGATACATTCGCAGTTTGGGATGCTGTAGATGGTGTTGTAGCACTTGGTTGGGAAGACATATCGGAATATGATGAATATCCAGATACAAGGCTTTATTTTGATTTTGGAATTGATATTAAAGAAGTTGAAGATAAATTATACGAAAAAGATGTTATTCTTGAATATAATAATGCTAATAAAAAAATAGTTGATGAGAATTAAAAAGAAACATATACAAGAGGATATTGATAAAGCTATGGAGTTAGCTAAGAACGATGTTAAAAATATTACTACAATCGCTGGTGAAATCGAAAGTTCTGTTGAGCCTATCACTGGTAATATTGAAGACGCTAAATTCCTAGCCTCAAAGATTGCTACAACCGCTATAGATACGGCTTATAATAGTGAAGTTAATGAAACTGACTTTCCTGATGATGTGGTTAGTAGAGGTATTGAAGCTGGAATTAACCCAGAACTAAGTGATTTAAGTAACGATTGGAATGGTCAAGATGGCGGTCCAGATTATGGTGATAAAAAACCTAGACCTACAATAAACACTACCTCAGTAGGTGGTGCTGATACTAATGATAATATGTTAGAATGTGATGATAATTTACACTCACGCATTCAAGCTCTTAAAGTCCAAATAGACCGCACTAAAGACCCTGAAAAACTTGCATCCTTAAAGGATTGGTTGGGGAAGATGGAGAAAGAGGAATTAGCGGCTAGTAAGGGTAGTAAAACTAATGAGAATGTTAGACCAAAGATGAGTAAAGACCAACTGATTGAAACTATATTGGGTAATAAAAAAAGAAAAGTTATAAAAACATTTAAAGTAAAACACTTAAGAAAATGAGTAAAAAATATAGAGAATTAGCAAAGAAAGCTTTAAAGGAGGCAAATGTGGGAAGTGATAAACAGCCAATTAATGAGAACCTTCTTTATGAGGAAAACATTACTGAAAGAATGCATCAACAATTAGAAGATGATTTAAGAAACAATAAACACTCATTAGCTGAATGTGGTATATTCCCAGAAGGAAATGAAATAACAAGTGAAATGAGACTTATCAAAGAAAGATTTAAAGAAGTTGTTGAGAGATGTCGTGAGGCATTTGATGTTGATACTATTGATAATAATCAAATTATGGAAAAACAGATGCCTTTAGTTAGACAAGCAATGGAAATGGAAGAACCACATAGAAAAAAATTAGAAGAGTTGGCTGTAGAGATGGTACTTAATGAATTTGATATTCCAGAAGGGTCTATTGATATGGTGGCTGAATTAACTTCACATATAACAAGAAGTGGAACTAGTGATAGTGATGGACCACTAGAAATGGAAGAAGATTTTCAATTTGAAGATTCAGATGAGATTTCACAAGCTAATGCTGAAGTAAAGAAAAGAAGAGTATTAAATGCAATGACTCAAGGTGCCGCTAAGAACGTTAACCACATGTTTCATATGAGACACGATGATTTAATTGGTATGAATCCAAGACTACCTGGGAATTATAAAAAGATGATGTCTGCTGCTGATTATATGTTTTTCATTATGCCAGATATGGATAAGGGTGTTGATGCGGGTAAGTGTGATGTTGATTGTGGTGTAGGTGAGGATTCAAAACCACAAATTAAAGCACAAGCAATGGTATTTCCAGTACTTATACATGAATTAGTTAAGGGTGTAATGGAAGTATTATCTATGCATGGTCAACCATCACAAGAAAACATTGCTAAATACGCAATTAATAAAGCTGATTTTATTCAAGCCGAACCATGGGATATGAGATTTTCTAAGATATGGAATAGATTTTGTGAAGCAATACCAGTTGATGACTTCAACCTTAAGCACCACGCTTATGCTGATGTTGCTGCATTACCACCATCTGAATTTAATTCATTTATGAAAGAAATCATCGGTAAGACTAAGACTGGTAAGAAAAGAATGGGTGAAATGATTAGTGAGATTAAGAGAGAACTACAAGAGGATGATTACAATGAACGAATGGGTGAATCTAATTTTGATATCAATGAATTATTAGGTTAGTTAAATCATAATATATAATGCTAAAAAAAAAAGGTCCATTAGTGTGGGTCTTTTTTGTTTTTACTTGTGTCATCATATTTATATAATAAAGACTATGTTAACAAATGCAGAAATATTAACTGAATACGTTAAATGTGTGCAAGACCCTATCTATGCTATTGGTACTTATTTAGAGACTAAAGATTTAACACAGGGCGGTTTTGTACCTTTTAAGTTATTCCCTAGACAAAAGCAAATCGTAAACGCATACGAGGAACATAGATTCAATTTAGTAACTAAACCTAGACAGGCTGGTATATCAACAACAACACAAGCTTATATGGCTATAAAGGGTGGTTTTGCTGACCCAGATAACCCAGAGGTTATTCTAATAATCGCAAATAAGTTAAAATTAGCTCAAAAATTTGTTAAAGGTATTAAAGATTATTGTAACCAATTACCTAGATGGGTATGGGGACCAGAATACTACGGTTCAGTAGAGAATGAAAAGAAAAGTATCTTTATTACTGACTCTAAGATTGAGATTGAATTACCTAACGGATGTCAAATTATTGCGGTTGCTACATCTGAGGATGCGCTTAGGGGGTACACACCCACTTATCTAGTATTTGATGAGGCAGCCTTTATTGATAACGGAGATGCTGTGTATGCTGCTGCAATGTCATCATGTGCTACTGGGGGTAGAGTAATGCTTATTTCTACACCGAATGGTATGGACCCACTATATTATAAAACATATGACCAATCTAAAACTGGTAAGAATAATTATAATATTGTTGAAATGCGTTGGTTTGAGGACCCACGTTACAATAAGGATTTAAGATGGATTAAAAAGAATAAGGATGGTGAGATAACTGAAGAGTTGCCAGAGATTGAATTTTTAGTTGATGAATATGAACATAGGATTAAAGATGGTTATAAACCTACTTCTACATGGTATGAAGATATGTGTATGACTCTTAATAATAATACAAGAAAGATTGCACAAGAGCTTGACGTATCATTCCTTGGTTCTGGGGGTAACGTAATAAAGGATGAGGATATTGTTTATCAAGAAGAAAACAACGTTCAAGACCCTAAGTGGACTTCTGGCCTTGAACAAGAATACTGGATATGGAAACAACCAGAAGAAGGTCACCAATATATAATGGGGGTCGATGTAGCTAGGGGTGATGGTGAAGATTCATCCACAATAGTAATAATTGATTTTACAACTATGGAACAGGTTATGGAGTACCAAGGAAAGGTACAGCCAGATTTACTAGGTGAGATAGTTTATGAATATGGTAATTTATATGAGTCTTACACTGTGGTTGATATCACAGGTGGTATGGGTGTTTCAACAGTACTTAAGTTAATTGAGTTAGGTTATAAATTCTTACACTATGACGAACCTAGGGGTAAGATTCTTAATAGTAAGAAAGGGCAATTAGAACACCACACTAAGGATAGTAAAATACCTGGATTTAACGCTAACGGTGTTAGACTTCCAATGATTGCTCATTTAGAATATATGATTAGAACGGATGGTATTAAGATTAGGTCCATAAGAACTACATCTGAAATGAAGACGTTTATTTATAAAAATGGTAGACCAGACCATATGGAAGGTTATCATGATGATTTACTTATGGCATTTGCAATGCCATTATGGACTCTTGAACATTCATTTAAAAATTTAAAGAAGTTAGAGAATCAAACTAAAGCAATACTATCAGCTTGGAAGGTTGGTGGTGAATTAAATAACGATACAAGTGGTACTGGTTTCGTGTCTCAAAAGAATAGAGGTAAGAAAGCACATCCAAAACCTAAATTTAAACCAGGGGTGTCTAAGAACATGCAAGACCCAAAAGGTGAATATTTATGGCTATTTAGTGGAACAAGATAATATGGGGTTAGAAAGATGTAAAAAATGTGGTACTAAACAAGGGTTTCAAAAGGGTGGTAAACTATATAAATGGTGTCCAGATACTAGTGTTAAGAAAAAAGCTAAGAGTTCTGGCGGGGTTGGTAATTATTACTGTACAACTCCAATTGGGTCTCAAGGGGATGATTTTATATCAACATATAGTTATGTGATTGTAGTTATTACTGGTCAAGCAGTAAGAACAGCTTATGCACAATGTGATTATGTGAAGTAAGTATTTAATTTTAGTATAAATTCATTATAATTATAACTATAATAAAAAGTAAAAGAAATGGCTAAGAAAAATTTAACAATATTTCAAAGATTAAACAATATATTTGGACCAGATGGTGTCAACGCACCTAAGTCTAAAACTAATAGGTATTCTATTGGTAATGATACATTATTAAAAACACAAAATAAGGAGGAATTCAACCAGGCTAAATTACAGGCCCAACAAAATAAGTATCTTGGTGGGCAATGGAGAAAGGTTGATAATGAAATGTTTCAAAAGGCAATTCATTATGAAACAACTCGTATTGGTTCATATAGTGATTTTGAGGCTATGGAGGGTTATCCAGAGATTTCAGCTGCTTTAGATATTATGATGGAGGAATCCTCAACAATAAACGAAAAGGGTAGAGTTCTTAATATTTATTCAGAATCTAAGAGGGTTAAGACAATTCTAGAGGACTTATTCTTTAATAGACTTGACATACATACGTCACTTCCAATGTGGGTTAGAAATACCTGTAAGTATGGTGATAACTTCGTATTTCTTAATATTGATGATAAGGCTGGAGTAATTGGTGGAAGACAAATGCCTAACTTTGAGATTGAGAGAAGAGAGGGTGATTTATATTCTAGAATGGTTAATGGCGGTGGTTCTACTCCGATTGGTGGAGAAGAAGCGGATGACCCAAAGGTTAAGTTTATATGGAGAGGTAGAGACCTTGAGTTTAATTCATGGCAAATTGCACACTTTAGACTTCTAGGTGATGATAGGAGACTTCCTTATGGAACTTCAGTATTAGAGAAAGCTAGGAGAATATGGAAACAATTAATACTTTCTGAAGATGCAATGCTTATTTATAGGGTTACAAGAGCTCCAGAAAGAAAGGTATATAAAATCTATGTTGGTAATATCGATGATGAAGATGTACCGTCTTATGTAGATGATATTGCAAATAGGTTTAAGAGAAGTCCTGTTGTTGACCCACAAACTGGTCAAATAGATTTACAATTTAATCAAATGGCGAATGACCAGGATTTCTTTATTCCAGTTAGAAGTGAAGATGCTCCTAATCCAATTGATGTTCTTGCTGGAGCGTCTAATCTTGACCAAATTGCAGATATCGAATATTTACAAAAGAAATTATTTACAGCATTAAGGGTACCTAAGTCTTTCTTAGGGTATGAAGATGCTATGGGCGAGGGTAAGAATTTAGCTTTACAGGATATTAGATTCACTAGAACAATTAATAGAATCCAACAAGCTATGATAATGGAATTAAATAAGATTGCTATCTTACACTTATTCCTTTTAGGTCTTGATGAAGAATTAGATAATTTTACACTTACACTTAATAATCCATCTACACAAGCAGAGATGCTTAAAGTTGAACATTTACAAGCTAAGGTTACACTTTTTAAAGATGCTGTTAGTGACTCTGGTAATGGATTCGGTGTTATGTCTATGACTAGGGCAAAAAGAGAAATTCTTGGATGGGCTGATGATGAAATTAAACAAGATTTACTTGAACAGAGAATGGAGAAAGCTGCTTCTTCTGAATTAGAAAAAACATCATCGGTTATTAAACATACTGGTACATTCGATGAGGTTGATAGGATATATGGTGATATTAAGGTTGCTCAAGAAGGTGAGTCTGGTGGTGGTGATGAAGGTGGTGATGAAGGTGGTGATGAAGGCTTCGGTGGTGGAGGCGGTGGAGGCGGCTTCGGTGGTGGAGGCGGTGGTCTTGACTTCGGTGAAGGTGGTGATGAAGGCTTCGGTGAAGGTGGTGATGAAGGCTTCGGTGATGATGAAGGTGGTGATGAAGGCTTCGGTGGTGATGAACCAGAAGCTACTGAAGAGTCAATTAAGAGAACTGAAAACTTAATTACTGAAAGTAAAGATAAAATTAATAAGAAAATTAATAAGTACCAAGAAAACTATTACGATAAGTTAATAACTTCTATTAAACCAAAGGAAAAGGAGATTATGAATGAAAGGGTTAAGATAGTGGATAAGAACATAAAAATTAATGAAAATATTAATGATATGATTAATGACATCGATAAAATGATTGATGATTGAGTGTTTTATCTATAAAATAGATATTTATTATTATAAAAGATTTAACTATGAGAAATTTCGGTAAAATTAAAAATGTTTTTAATACAATGTTATCAGAATCTATGGGCTCTAAGAATGCCGATAAGAGAGATGCCTTTAAGAACTATTTAAAAATGATTAAGGAAAATGAGATATTAAAAACTCAATTCAATATATACACATCAATCGAATCATTGACGGAGGATAACCAATTTAAAGCTAGTGAAAAGATAAAGAGAAATATCGATTTATTAAAGTCGTATGATAGACAAGATATATTAGAAGCTAATACTACTTTATTTAAGTTAGCTAACGGCAGAACCGTTAAAGAGTCTTATGTAAACGATAAACTACATGAGAATATTACTAATATGATTTTCTCTAAGAATATCAATAAGTTTGTTGATTCATTAAACGAAACTATAGAGTATGTTAAATCAAATGTATATAGACAAGTTAATGAGGGTGTTGGTATATCTAATAAAATATTTGCACCTTTAGTTGTTGATAGATTCAATGAGAAGTATAGTGACTTAACGGAATCACAAATAGATACACTTAAGGTAATTATAGAAAATAATGAAACATATAACATTGCTTTATTTTCAAAAACAGTTAAAGAATGTTTAGTATTAGTTAACGATAAACTTAAAGACGCTAACACTGATTTAAAAGAAAGTTTACTGTCCGTTAAAGATAATTTATTAAATAGAAAATATATTAAAGAAAGTTTTGATAAAGACATATTTAAAATATTAGATTTAAAAGAAGATTTAATGTAATATGTCATCTAAATCAGAAAACATAAATAAATTAAAAGTTTTAGTGGAACAGTTAACTATTAGAGACACTTCTGTATTCAGAAGAAAAGACACTTTAGAGGCTATACTTGAAGCAAGTTCTGATGGGTTATGGGAATGGGATATGGAACATGGTACAGCGTTCTTAAGCCCTAACTACAAACTTCAACTAGGGTACAAAGACCATGAGTTACCTAATACCCCAGAAACCTGGAATGATTTAATGTTAAATGATGATTTGGATAAGATGAACTGTGAATTAAAAAAACATATCGATAGTAATGGTGATTATCCATTTAGAATTGTGGCTAGATATAAACATAAAAATGGACATGAAGTTAAAATACTTTGTAGGGGAAAGGTTATAGAATGGAATAATAATGGTGAGCCAATCAAGATGGTTGGTATGCACATAGATTTAACAAACTTATAGAAATGGAGATGAGTAAGGAAGGAGTCCCACAGAATGGGTGGAATGAGTATTCTAAATTAGTATTGGCTGAACTAGAAAGGTTGAATGATAACGATGAGAAGATTCAAGAGACCCTTAATGAGATTAACCTAAAACTAGGTAAGGTAGATACGATAGAAAGGGATTTGGAAGCAATAGGTAAGTGGAAGCGTTATATGGACGATATAGCTAGTCCTAATACACTAAAAGAAATTAAAAAAGATGTAGCTTCGTTAAATGTTTTTAAAACTGTAGCTATAACTGTATGGACAGTGGTTCAGGTAGGTTTCGGAATATTCATAGCGTTATTTAAAAGTTAATAACAAATACAAACTAAATTAGATGGTAAGGGTTATTTTGGGGATATAAGACCAGCTTCAAACGTGAACCCATATAGAGCTGTTATCATGCTTTTATCTACAACAATTAAATCTTTAGAAGATTGGGTTGAGAAGTAAAAATATATATTTGACTTTCTCATTTTTTTTATTTACATTTAATAAAAAAAAGATTAATATGATAACTAAGAAAGGAAAACAATTAATGGTAAAGAATCACACGAATTACAACATAGTCACTGGTACTGTTGATAACAAGAATCCAAAGGCAATTTATGTAAGTATTTCGGCTTGGGCTGACCCCTTAAATAAAGAGGGTGTTAATTACAGTTCAGTAATTAAAAAACTAACCAAAAGAATAAAAAAAGAATTACATGATAATCTAGATTCTGAGCTATTTAATCCCGAAAGAAGTATTGTGGATTTCGATATGAGGGAGTCTGGAATAATATACGGTAAGAGAAGTTATATGAATTGTGAAATAACTTTTTATCAAAAACACCGTTTAAAAATACAAGAGAAAGAGATAGAGAAATCCTTAAATCAAATACTAAATGATATAGTTTGTAATGTATTTGATAATCAAATATTCTTTGATTACTATAGAGGTAAAAATTAATTAATTAAACCCAGAACATTGTTTCTGGGTTTTTTATGCTATCTGATATATTTATAACTATAAACTATTAATATGTCAGATGAAATAAAAATAATTAAACCAGGTCAAAGTGTAAGTGTTGTTTATTTATACACACTTAACGAACCAGATACTGGTGAGGTTAGATATGTTGGTAAGTCTGAGGATGTCTATAAACGACTTAAAGAACATATTAGAAAATCTAAACAAAAGAATACACATAAAGATAATTGGATACAATCTTTATTAAAACGAAATCAAATTCCCATATTAGAAATTTATAAAGTAGTTCCAGAAAGTAAGTGGGGTGAATCTGAACGTAAATTAATTAATGAATTAAGAGAAAAGGGTTTAAGTCTTACTAATATTGCCGATGGAGGTGAAGGTGGTAATTTAGGAACTATTGTTAATGAAAAGATATCAAAAAGTAAAAAAGGTAAAAAGATGAGTCAAGAGACTAAGGACAAAATCTCAAAAGCTAGACTAAACACACAACACACTCAAGAAACTAAAAATAAAATGTCTAAAGATAGGTGTGGTGAAAATAATTCAATGTATGGTAAAGTTAGGTCAGAATCAAGTAAAAAATATAGACCTATAATTCAATTTGATTTAGATGGTAAAATAATAAAAGAATGGAGTGGGTTAATAATCGCTTCTAAAGGATTAAATATTAATCGTTGTACTATCGGTGATGTTTGTGCTGGTAGGAAAAAAAGTGCTGGTGGGTTTAAATGGAAATATAAAACATAATATGGAAAATTACGAATTAAATAAAAGAAATACTCTTAATGAGAGAATGATGCTTATCGAACAAGACGCTGGTTTTGTTAACCCAAGTGACGAAAGAAACAAAGACTTTGTAAACGAGATTAAAAAGATTAACAGCGGTTCACAAGTTATCGCTGACCCATTGGTACTTTATGTAGTATTACAGAAGTGGGGAGTTCAAAACAGGAATGGGAGAATCTATCCTAAAGATATTCTTGTAAGAGAAAACAACAACTATCAACAACTTATTAAAGAGAGAAGAGCATTAGGCGAATTAGACCACCCAGAATCTTCTATTATTGCTGGTGATAGAATATCACATAACATTATTGAAACATGGTGGGAGAATAAAACGCTCATGGGTAAGATGGAAATTCTTATGTCACCAGGATACGTTAATCAAGGTATAATTTCTTGTAAGGGTGATGAGGTTGCTAACTTAGTTAGAAATAATATTATGATTGGTGTTTCTTCAAGGGGGGTTGGCTCACTTAAAGAGGTAAATGGACAGAACATTGTTCAAGATGATTTTGAGTTGATTTGTTGGGACGTTGTAACGTCCCCAAGTACACCTGGCTCTTGGATGTTTAAAGACCATAAGGAAGCAAAACAATTTACAGAATCTATTGATGAAAAGAAAAATCTATTGGTCGATAAGATTAATAAATTTTTGTTAGATTAAAAAAAAATAAAAAAAAATGTCTTTTTATATAAAAAAGATATATTTATTAACAAGCGGAAATAAATATTCATCCGCTTACATAAAAATATAAATTAATATTTAAAAAAATGGCTGATAAAAAAAAATCAATTTTAGAAGAAGCAATAATGGATGCGAAAAGAATCCAGGAAGCTCTAAATGCCAACTCGAAAGAAATACTTCGTTCCGTTGCGAAAGAAGAAATTGACGAATTAGTGAAAGAATCTTTAAAAGAAGATTATACAGAAGAGGATGTTGAGGCAGTAGAACCAGAAGAAATGGAAGCTCCAGAAGGAGATGATATGGATGCAGAAGAACCAGAAGAAGTAGAAGCTCCAGAAGGAGATGATATGGAACTTGATTTAGATGCTGAACTAACTGGTGATAAAGAAATCGAAGACTTAGAAATAGGTGGTGACCTTGAAGGTGATTACGAATCTGGAATGGATGCGGTAGCATCAGACGATGAAGTTGAGATGGATATGACGATGGCATCTGATGAAGACGTTATCTCAGTTTACAAAAAGTTAACTGGTGATGATGAAATCGAAGTAGTAGTCGATGACGAAGCTGGTGAGGTAAAACTTACAGTTAATGAACCAGGCGAGTTTGTAATAAAAACTGGCGAGAGTACTCCAGAAGTGGAGGATGATTATTCAGATGATATAGAAATGGATTTAGATGCAGTTGATGCTGTAGATGGAGAAGTGGAAATGGATGTTGATATGGACATTGACGATGTAGATGGTGATATGGATTTAGATGCAGTTGATGCTGTAGATGGAGAAGTTGATTTAGATGCAATCGGTGACGAAGAAGATGAAGAAAATGTTGTGTATGAAATAGCGTTAGATGAAAATACTTTACAAACAGGAGGCATTGATGATGTTACTGCTCCAGTAGGAAACAAAAAAGATGATAACTGGGCTGGTGATAACTTAGAAGGTGGATTTGAAGAAGACCAAGCGCACGGTAAGGGTGAAGGTCAAATGGTAATGAATGAAAAAGAAGTTGACGAAGACTGTAATGAAAATGATTTAACTGAAGAAGATGGAGTTGCTGAAGGTGAAGGAGTATCTGAAATTGCTAGAACTAAAGGTGCTTATGCTTTACCAAAACAAAAAGGGAGTAAAAACCCAGTTGCTGATAAGTATAAACCAGCTGGAGAAAAAGTTAACGAATCTAACAAAAAATATAATACTCTATTAACAGAGGCTAAAGACCTTAAGGCTAAGAATGGCGAGTACAAGAAAGCACTTAAGCAATTTAGAACAATGTTAGCGGAGACAGTAGTTTTTAATTCTAATTTAACTTATACAACTAAGTTATTTATGGAACATTCCACTACAAGAGATGAAAAAGAAGGAATCTTTAATAGATTTGATAATGAAGTTTCAACTCTTAAGGAATCGAAAAAGTTATATAAAACAATTGCAAGTGAATTAGGTTCAAGAAAACCAATGAACGAATCAATTGGAAATAAAATGAATAAAGAAGTAACATCTAGCTCTTCTAAGCAATTAAACGAAAGTACTGCTTATGTTGATAAAGAAACTTCAAGAATTATGGACCTTATGAAAAGAGTCGATAATAAATAATAATAAAAATAAATAAAAATAAAAAAAAATAAAAATTATGTCACATTTATTAAATTCTGGGCAAGTTGGAAACATCGGATTAAACCACATGAAGGCTATTCGTAAACAAACCCAAACAAAATGGGATTCTTTAGGGTTCTTAGAAGGACTTAAAGGTCACGTTAAAGAAAACGTTGCTCAATTATTTGAGAACCAAGCGTCTTCTTTATTAACTGAAAGTACAGATGCATCGTCTTCTGGTTCTTTCGAAACTGTAGTATTCCCTATCGTAAGGAGAGTATTCAGTAAATTATTAGCTAATGATATCGTATCAGTACAAGCTATGAATATGCCAATCGGGAAGTTATTCTTCTTCGTTCCTCAAACTTCTAATAGAGTTGATGGTTCTGGAGCTGCTGGTGACCCTTATGTTGATGGTGGAACTTTTTCTGCTCATACATCTATGGCTGCTGAAGGTTTACCAGATTGCGTTGATGTAGCTGGAAACTGTGCTGCAACTTCAATGAAAGCTAAATCTCTTTATGATTTATTTTACAATGATGGTATGTTTGACAATTCTAAAGGTACTGTAACTATTTTTACTAACCCAGTTCTTGCGTTACAAACGTTAGGTGCTGATGGTGTATTTACTGTTGCTACTGAATTAGCTGATTTACCTACTGCTACTGATGGTTCTCTTAGAAGTGCTATCATTAAAGTAACTGGTTTTGGTGCTGGTAGAGATAAAGGTAGATTAACGGGACCAGATGGTAACGAAATGGATACTGAAGCTTTCTTAGCTTCTTTAAAAGCTACTTCTGATAATATATTAATTGACCAAGATGGTGAAACTATTATTGCTGCTGCTGCTGAAGTTCCAATGAGACTTGTAACTCAAAAATACGGAAAAGGTATTGTTGAATATGATGACATTTGTGATGCTGCTGGTGATTTATATATTGAACTTGATTTAACTCATCCAGTTTCTGCTAATGGTGGTACTGCGACTTATGATGGTTATGTAGGTGCAATTATGGATGCAACACAATCTGCTTATACACAAGCTGACTTCTCTGTATCTTGGACGCAATATGCTTCATTAGAACTTGAGACTGAAATGGGAGAAGTATCTTTCAAATTAGACGAAGTTGTTGTTGCTGTTGAAGAAAGAAAATTAAGAGCTACATGGTCTCCAGAATTAGCGCAAGATGTTAGTGCATTCCACAACATTGATGCTGAAGCTGAATTAACTGCTATGCTTTCTGAGCAAGTTGCTGCTGAAATCGATAGAGAGATTCTTAGAGATATTAGAAAAGCTGCTGCTTGGACTCTTAGATGGGATTATAACGGATGGAGAAAAGCTTCTTCTGCTGCTAGTCCTTATACACAAAAAGATTGGAACCAAACTTTAATCACGAAAGTGAATCAAGTTTCTGCTCAAATTCACAAAAGTACACTAAGAGGTGGTGCAAACTTCATCGTAGTTTCTTCTGAAATTTCAGCTGTTATGGATGACTTAGAATACTTCCACGTATCTGATGCTGCTCCAGAGCAAGACCAATATAACATGGGAATTGAAAGAGTTGGTTCTCTTTCTGGAAGATACCAAGTTTACAGAGACCCTTATGCACCGTCATATTCTATGATTATCGGTCACAAAGGAAAATCTCTTTTAGACACAGGTTACATCTACGCTCCTTATGTACCAATGCAATTAACGCCTACAATGTACAATCCATTTAACTTCGCACCAGTGAAGGGGATTATGACACGTTATGCGAAAAAAGTCGTAAATAATAGGTTTTACGGGCATGTTAGAGTGGACGGAGTACCTACATTCAACATTGCAGAGCTTAGATAATAGAAATATAATCTTATATAAACTTAAAAGCCTTCACTTAGTGAGGGCTTTTTTGTGTTGTATATGTAACCATTTAAACTATTGTTCGTATTAAGATAATATGAGTAAAAAAATAGAATTAACAAAAATAGAAATAAATGAAGTAATTAGACTTTATACAGAAGAATTATTAGGTTCACCATCTATATCTGATAAGATGGGTTACCATAAAAAAATTATAATAAGAACCCTTAAAGAAAATGGTGTGGAAATGGGTCCGTCTGGTAGAAGGAATATCGGTGGTAAGTCTGCCGCCCAGAAAAGATATGAATCTAAACCAGAAATTAAGGTTAAACGAAGTGAATACCATAAAGAATGGTCTAAGGAGAATAAAGAACACCGTAAAGAGTACTATAGACAATGGAATAAAGATAATCGTGAACATGTAAATGAGTATAAGCGTAATTATGAGCGTAATCGTAGAGCTAATGACCCAAAGTATAGATTAGCCGCAAGAACACGTACAGCTGTTTATACATGTCTTAAAGAAGCTAACGTGGCTAAGTATCGTTCTACTTTTGAATTACTTGGTTATGGGATAGAGGAATTGATGGAACATTTAGAGAAACAATTCACTGAGGGGATGACATGGGATAATTATGGGGAGTGGCATGTAGACCATATAGTACCAATGAGTTCATTTGAATTTGAGTCAACGGAGTGTGAGGGGTTTAAGGAGTGTTGGTTGTTAACGAATCTTCAACCATTATGGGGTGAGGATAATTTAATTAAAGGGGTGAAACTTTTATAAATTACTAGATATTTATAATAGCGTGAAATCAT